CTATCACCTCGGAAAAGATGGATGCGCGCGGACGCGTCTATCGTATCGAAGACTGATCCCGCGCCTCTGCACCGCCGAAGTCACGGCGGTAAGGCAGCCTTGCGCGAACAGAGCCGTCGCTTGTCTGGAGCGGCGGCTTTGTCGTTCGGACCCGAATGGCCTCGAACACCCGCCGCAGCACATAGGACCGCACGATGCTGACGATGGTAAAGACCGCCCCCATTTGCAAGTTCTGGGCCAGCGTCGTGTGCAGCCCAAACATCGGGAAGATCAGGATCTGCGTCAGTACAGCGACGCCGTAGCCAACCGTGACATTCGCAATCGCTTCACAAAATGACATCAGACGGGATTGCTTCATTGGCTACTCCGCTCTGAGCGCAGATCATCAAAACTGGTCCCGGCGCCTTCAAGAACAGCGTGCTTGCCAGTAAACTGCTGCCACCGTTGAACAGCCACATCGACATACGCCGGATTAAGTTCAATCCCGTAGCAGACCCGCCCCGTGGTTTCCGCCGCGATTAGCGTAGTGCCCGAGCCCATAAAAGGCTCGTAGACAGCTTGGCCCTGGCTGGAATTGTTCAGGATCGGACGGCGCATACATTCGACGGGCTTCTGGGTGCCGTGTACGGTTTCCACGTCCTGATCCTTGTTCGCGATCTGCCATAGCGTCGTTTGTTTGCGGTCGCCCGCCCAGTGGCCCTTGCCGGTTTTCTTCACCGCATATAGGCATGGCTCGTGCTGCCAGTGATAATCACCGCGGCTTAGCACCAAGCGATCCTTGGCCCAGATGAACTGGGACCGGATATTGAAGCCGGAGGCCTCGAGGCTATCGGCAACAGTGGTCGCATGCAGCGCGCCGTGCCAGACATAGGTCACATCGCCCGGGAACAGCGCCCAGGCCTCACGCCAATCAGCGCGGTCGTCATTCAGCACCTTGCCGGTGCGCTTGGTCGCGGCGGCTCCTGCCTTGTTGCGCCAGCCGGGATCGTATTCGACACCGTACGGCGGATCGGTCACCATCAGTTGTGGCTTCACATCACCGAGCAGAAGCTCGACATCGGTGGCCACGGTCGCGTCACCGCAGAGCAACCGATGCTTGCCGAGCAACCAGATATCGCCAGGGCGGCTGATTGGGGTCTCGGGGGCCTCTGGTACGTCGTCCTCGCCCTCGCGGGAGGCTGTTTCACGGTCGACTTCACCGGCCAACAGCGCTTCGAGTTCAGCGTCATCGAAGCCGATGAGCGACAGGTCGTAGTCCTCTGCCAGCAGGTCGTTCAGTTCGGAAGAGAGAAGCAGTTCGTCCCACTCCGCCCAGTTTGCCGACTGGTTGGCCAGCAGGCGGAACGCCTTAATCTGGGTCTCCGACAACTCGTCCGCGAGGACAACGGGCACGGTGTCGAGACCGAGCACACGCGCTGCCTTCAGCCGGAGATGCCCATCTACCACCAGCCCGTCGCTGCGCGCGACGATCGGGATGCGGAAGCCAAATTCCGTGATGGCCTGCGCCATCCGGTCGACCACGTCGTCGTTCTTGCGCGGGTTGCGCTCATATTCGACGAGGCGGCCGATGGGCCATTGTTCAAGCTGTAGCGCGTTGGCAGACATGGGCGGATCTCTTTAGCAGATGCAGGGTCACCGTTCGGCGCGCATGGATGCTGCAGAACAGGACGAGCTTGGTGACGGGCAATGGCGGGTCGACCGCCTCAACATCGTGAAACACCGCTTCCACCCGCTTGTGGCAGGCGCGGCAAAGCGGAATCAGATTGGTTTGCGAATTGTCCCGCGTGAGGCGAAACGGAATAATGTGGTGCACCTGGAGGTGCTGCCCGCTGCCGCACATGGCGCAGAACGGGGTTCGACGCAGGGCCTCCCGGCGTATCGTCTTCCAGCGTGAGCCGCGCCCGCGGATGCGCGGCGTCCGGCACAGATGGCGTTCATAGCAGGGCCGCGAACAGAAGCGCGCGCTGGAATTGGTGCGGTCGGACAGAACTGACCGAGGCACCCGAAATTTGCTTCGACAGGTCGCGCAGGTGCGCGTGGTGGACTTGGCGTCGCTCAAGCAGATGCGGCTGCAATATTTCTGCTGGCTGCTTGGCGGGGTTCCAAATCGCTTGCCGCAATGGCGGCACGTTTCATGGTTGCGAGTGGCGGTGCGCTGCTCGCGTCCATTGTCCAAAGCTGACCGGCCAGCGCATGCGCGACATCGCGGCGCTGGATTATCGGCTCTGACGTCTTCCTGTTTTCCGCAGGTTGCACAGGTGCGCGTACGCATCGTCCGTGCCCTTGCCTTGACCGGAACGGCCTTGTTTAGCGGGTGCGACAGCGGCTCGCCTCAATGGGGTGGACCCCTGGGTTCCGGATACCAGCAACCAGCTTGACTCCACGAAGGGTCCAGTGGCGGCCAAGGCATCCAGCTCCAAGGGTTTGTTTAATTGTGGTTTTTGTCAGATCACGGGTGGATACCCGCTGGGGTGGCTTCCCAAGAAACCAGCCCTATCACTAGCGATATTGCGCGCCTTGCCCCCCCGTATACGTTTGGGGCCAGGAAGGACCCGTGAATTCAGTGGGTTAGCGCGATGGATGCCAGCTGGAGCCCTGGTTGGACACCGAGATCCAGCGGAGTATCCACCAAAAAAAACGGGGAGAGCCGTTTTCCAACGCACTCTCCCCATTATGCCCTACGGATAGCACGAAACTGTTGCATGTGTCGAACACAAAAGTGTTGCAACACATTGGAGTCGTTTAGACATTCAGGCGCGACGCGATCTTGGTCAATGCGAGCTTGTACTTGCGCCATGCCGTCGTGCGGTCAACGCCAAGTTCACCGCTGATCTGCTTCCAAGGCACACGCGCCGCCCGAGACCAGATCAGCTTGCGCTCGGCCTCATCAATCCAAAGCACCCAATCGAAGGTCTGCTCGAGCCGGGTGATCGACGCGGCCGAAGGCCAGACGCGCATGGGCTGCGGTTCCATAGCAGCGATCTCACGGCTGGTCCGCGCGATGTCAGGCCAGGCGTTGAAGTACCCCTTTGCCTTGACCGGTGGCAGCTTGCGGAGCGTGCGGAACGCTTCTTCGAAATGATCCGCGACATCGTCGGCGGTCCAGGTCTTTTTCTCACCCATGGCGCACCTCCCCAGCGGGGCGTGGCCCATAGAGTTTTGTGCCTAATTGCTCGACCAATTCACGTTCCGGCCAAGTCAGGCGCTGATCGTCGATGCTGACAGCCAGCACACCCTGTTCGTGCCAACCGTCCCGTTTGACCTGATCGGGATCACGGCGATGCCCGCCATAGCCTTTGGGGGTAAACCTCATGCCACACCTCCCCGGGTCTCAATGGCCCAGTGCAGGATGGCGATAGCATCTGCCTCATTGTCATCAGCGGGGCTGAACCCTCGGGTGCGGGCCGCATCAATCATCGCTTGCTTTGGCGCGTTGCCCTTGCCGGTGGCGTGATGCTTGATGGTGCCAACCGGCACGCCCGCATAGGGAATGCCCCTCAGCTCGCCCCAGCTTGTCAGTGACGCCATCAGGCCCCCATAGACATGGGCCGCGTCAGTACCAGCGTGGCGGCGAACTTCCTCGAACCAGATCGTTGCAATCGGTCCAGACAGCCGGTCAAGCTCTGTTAGCCAGTTGGTAAACCGCAGATAACGCATACCACCGCCATCGTAGCGGCCGGGTTTGAACGACGCTGTCCCGCTGGTGATCAGGCCGTCATAGCCACGGATGGCCCAGCCGGTAGTCGTGCCCAGATCGAGCGCAAGAATACTGCGCGGAGTTTGTTTTGGTTGGGTCATGCAGACCTCCTCTTCGATTTGATGAGCAAGGCGAGAGGGCTGGCCGGTGAAGGCTGCGGTCTCGCCAGGCCCCGAAGGGTGGTCTGGTCAGGTCAGGCGCGGGGCGACGAGGCCGCCCGGCGGATTGTTCTAGGTTTCAAAATGGGTCAAATGAAGATTCACTCCACCTAACCCGTTGACCAACATGCGTATTATATAATTATTCAATTATTATATATTACATAAGGTAGGTCATTCTCTTTTAATATCGCGCGCGTACACGCGGGGGGGATAGGTATCCTCTTGAAAGATTGAAGAACGTGAGAGATCTCACTTTTTCCATAAATTCTAAAGCCTTATGCATTATCAAGGTTCCTTCTGACTGATTTTGCGCCCTGAAGTATCTCGCCATGGGCCATGCCACTTGGCCAACCTGTACACCATGGCCTGCTTGGTCGATGAGCCGCGCATGCCCGTCGTGACATCCCCGCTTTCGATCAAGGTCAGCAGGATCTCATCACGGTCACGCGACTTGAGCCATTGCGAGGCACGCGTGATTTCGGATTTGGCGATGCCTTTCGCACCTGCCGCTCGGATGATCTCCTTCAACCGCTTGAGATGCGCTTCCGTCTCAGTGTCAGCGACATGGCGTTCAACAGCCTCCATGGTCCGCCGCGCATAATGGCGCACAAAATCAATGGCCCAATCTGCGGCCGAGAGGTCGATCGCAGGATTGGCCGGATCGCGCCCTACCGCCACAATCAGCGCCAGCTTTAACGCGTTCTCCCCAATACGGGCCAGGATCGCCGTGAAGGCTGTTCCACTTGCTGCGCGCAACTCCCCCGTCAGCTCTGCGCTGAGCAGTCGAAACCGGGCCCGTGCCTCCTCGGTCATCGGCACGATAGTTGGGTTCACCGCAGTGTTCTGATCGGCTGTCTTGCCCGCAAGGTTGCCCTTCTGATGCCCACCACCGGAGGCCACGCTTTGCAACCCAGCGATCAGCGCGGGATCGGCCTGGCGCATGCCCACGGCGATGTTCTCGTCCGGATAATCCTCATCACTGGGCAGGATCAGAAAGCGCGCGAGCGAGCCGTCGACGACGTTTGCACCCTGCAATGCGCCCCAGAAGTGCAAAGGCGTCGTGGTGCCATAGACACTCAGGCAGGGTTGATTGATATCCCTACGCTCGTTTGAGCCGTCACGGTTGGCATATTCCGCGCCGAGGAAAATCCCGCCCGCGGCCGTGTAAAGCTCGGTCATGTTGTCGAGGATTTCGGTGATATGGCGCGGGCTGCGCCGCCGGTCGGCCGCCGCTGCGAGGAACATCCCAAACTCATCGATCTGGAAGAGGATCGCAGGCTGGCGATGCAGCGCGGTCAATAGCCCCGCGCCGGAGGCGATCTTGTTGCCGCCCAGATGATGGGCCAGTCCCGCCTCAAAAAAGACCTCGTTGATGATCTCTCGGGCGTGGTTCTTGCCTGATCCGCTATCCGCAATGCCCACGACATAAAGGTTTGAACGCAGGTTGCTTTCGGTGCGATACTGCCGTCCCATGAGCGCACCAATCGCGCAGAGGCTGGCGCCGAGCGATAACAATGGCTGCGGACGCCGGGCCGTCGACAGCATGTAATCGGTCAGATCCCCCACCAGTCCGTCTGGCATGGCCAGCGTGAATGGCGAGGTGGCCGTTGGTTCCTCATCATCCTCGGACTGCTCTCCCAGCCTCGACAACAGCCCCGCCGCTGGATGCTCGCCATCGGAAACAGTGGCCCCATCAAGGCGCAGATCGCTTCCCGGCTGCCAGCCGCGCTCCATCGCGAGATGATAAATCGTGCCGGCGCCAATCCGGTCGGGCTTAAAGCTGGCCCAGGCCTTCGCTGTGGCCGCGGGCACATCCTTGGCGGCCTGCGCTGACCAGCCGGCAAAGATATCGCTCCCAGCCTCGCCAAGCGCGCCCTTCAGCGCCATGCCAATCCGCACCCAGCTGTCATAATCCAGCTCTGCATTTGGCAGCCATTTCAGCGCGGCTTCAATGGCCGGCAATGTTCCCATCTGGCTATGAGCCTGAAGGTGCTCCGTACCCTGTGAGCCTGTCGCAAGCCCGCGTTGGTGCAGATGTTCGGGCAACAGCGCATAAGCCTCGTCGAGAAAGGCGCGTGCCATCACTGCGGTAATCTCCGGCAGCTCCGTGATATCGAGATCAGCCAACCCCTCCTCTGGCCACGCGTAGGGCGCGCCCGTGTCCGGGTGGTTGGCGTAAGCCACGAACTGCTGACCCAGACAAAGCACCTCCAGCGGATGACGTTTGATGCCCCGGAAAGGGGTTTCTGTGCGATAGATCAGCATTCGTTTTGGCGCCTTACCGATGCGCAGCGCCGGCGTATCCCCCAGCCTCACGCGCGCCAGTTTCTCGATCTGGAGTGCCAGTTCCGCATCCTCAACGACGTCAATATCAACAGCCGCAACCGCGCCGCCAATAAGCCCGACGCCACACTCGGGCCAGGTCGCCCATGTCGTCACCTCCACCTCCGTGGTCGGGCGTTCGGTGTGCCGGTTCCACTCGGGATAATCTGCCCATGCTCCACGCTTGAACTGACCTGGCTTTTTGGTGCCGGGACCGATTGGCAGGATGCCATAGCCATTGGTGACCAGCCGTGCGCCGAAGCGCGCCATATACGATGTATTAGCCATCAGAAGGGCACCTCCGGTGTCATTGCGTCGAGCCGGGTGCGGTCTTGTCCCGCCAGCGCGCGCAGTTGGTCACAATATCCGGTGATGACCGCATCAAGAAAGCGATCCCACTCGGTCTCAGTCAGGGTGGCGAGATCCGATTTGCCGATACTCTCGAGGTATTCGCCACCATATTGGCCACCAACGCTCATGGCCTGCATTTCATTCGGGGTGGGATCGATCATACCTGTCCTCCTGTGACAGATGTCCTGGCAGGTGCGCGAACAGAGGTGTTTGCGGCTTTGGTCCCGCCGCTTGTCCGAGACAATGAATGCGGGGTTGAACCAACCAAACCCGCGAGGTTCCCGGTGGCAGACGGCGCAGAGGCCGGAGTTGATGTGGCGCATGGATCAAACCTGTAGCCGGAGATTTCAAGAAAGCGGCCAGACGGGCGCACCGAGATCGCGGTTGGCCGGGCCAGTTGCCCCGCCTGCGCAATGGCATCGTCGACAGTGCGCGGCATTGGGCAGCCCGGCGCGCGCTTGCGCCACCACTCGAGCGCCTTCTGGCGCGCATACCCCTGATGCTCGATGCAGACCCATTCGTTGTAGGCCTTCAGCCCGCAGCTATAGGTGACCTTCAGTGAGGGGCGCCCGCCGCGCTTGTCATGACGGCTGTAGGACACACCATGCACTGGCAGCCATTGGACCTTCGGAGACAAAACCGGGAGCGTGGCCGCTGTGGGGGCGATCTTCACCTCACGGGGTGGGAAGACGTAGCCGCAGTCAGGGCATTCCGTCGCCGAGAGCGCAATGATGCTGTCGCACTCGGGGCAGACCTTTGTGGGGGCCTCGCCACCACCGCCATCGCCTGGGCGTTTCGGGCGGACCAGATCGATCGGTCCGTGGCGGCGGACATTGCCCGCAAAGTCGAGAACCAGACAGTTTTCCTTGTCCGGAGCCAAGCGCGTGCCGCGACCGACCATCTGGACGTAAAGCCCTGCGGACTTGGTGGGGCGCAGGAGCGCGATCAGATCAACGCCAGGCGCGTTGAAACCGGTCGTCAACACGCCCATTGAGGCCAGTGCGCGAATTTCGCCGCGCTTGAAGGCCGCGATGATGGCATCGCGCGCGTCCTTGGGTGTGTCCCCGAAGATCGTGCGGCAGGTGATGCCTTGACGTCCGAACTCTTCGGCGACGTGGCGCGCATGATCCACGCCTGAGCAAAAGGCCAGCCAGGATTTGCGCTCTTTTCCATGGGTGATGATCTCGGTGACGGCAGCCCGTGTGGTCGCTTCCTGGTCGACAGCGGCCGAGAGATCGCGGGCAATGAAGTCCCCCGCACGGGTGCCGACCTTCGAGACGTCCAACCGTGTGGCAGGCTGCTTCGAGACCAGCGGGCTCAGATAGCCAGCGTCGATCAGCTCGCGAACCGGGGCCTCAAAGGCGATGTCCGTGAACAGCGCCGCTTTGCCCTCATGCAGCATGCCGCTGCCTGTGCGAAACGGTGTGGCGGTCAGACCAATCACCTTCAGCGCCGGGTTGATCGCCCTGAGCGCATCAAGGAAGCGCCGATACATGGTGCTGGAGTTGCCCGGGATGAGATGGGCCTCATCAATCAACACCAGATCGGTGTGGCCGATTTCATGGGCGCGGCGATGGATTGATTGGATGCCGGCAAACAAAACACGGGCCTGCGCCTCGCGCTTGCCCAAGCCCGCCGAATAGATGCCCGCCGGTGCCTCAGGCCAAAGCCCGATCATCTCGGCATGGTTCTGGGCGATCAACTCGCGCACATGGGTCACGATCAGGATGCGCTGATCAGGCCAATTCTTCAGCACCCCTTCAATGAAGGACGCCATGACGAGCGACTTGCCGCCAGCCGTCGGGATCACCACCAGAGGGTTACCTTTGTTGGACTGGAAATAGTCGTAGATCGAAGAGATCGCAGCTTCTTGGTATGGGCGCAGGGTCAGCATGGCGCAGCCTCCGTATTGCGGGCGTCATTTGACCAGGAGGCGCCATCGTTCATGCGGTAGGTGACAATATCGTCGCCCGCATCGATGACCTCACCCGGCACGAGATCGGGGATGAAGAGATGTCTGCTGCAGGCGGCCCGCTGCTCAGCGGGCGACAGCATTCTGTCGTGCCGCGCGCAGTGCCATCCACCATCGACAGGCGTCACATGCAGGCATGACCGGCAGGTCACAGCGGCACCGCCACCCTCGTGGCAAGCCCCATGGTGATCACAGAACCGGCATTCAAACCAAGCCGGGTCCTCGCTGATCCGCGCAGGTGGGTGCTGGGCGAAGATGACCCGGCCAGCCTTCTCCAGAAGGCGTTCGGCCATGGCAGGATCGGCCTCAACCCGTTCGATATGCAGCGCATCGGTGTTCTTGCAGACCGCCATGTAAAGTGCCCGAGTGATACCGGTCAGGTGCATGTAGATCTGCATCTGCGCGGCATGCTGCGGCTTGGACAGCACGACGCCCTTGGCGGTCAGCTCAGTGAAGCTCTTGACCCCATGGGTCTTGAACTCGAGCACATGCCAGGTTTTCGGGGCCTCAAGTAGACCGAGTGCGACGCCATCTAGCGAGCCGCCGAAATGACCGCCATGGGCCTCCACGCGGATTTGCCGTCCTGTTTCAGGGTCTAGTTCCAAAACTGTGGCCCCGGTGGCGCGCAGGTTGCGCACCATACGGTCCTCTTCCAGCTGGCCGGTCTCAAACAAACGCAGTAGGCGGCCAGAAAAGCGTGACGGCGTCACCCAGCGGAAATCATACCAGAGCGCGCGTGCGCAAGATTTACCAATGATGGATGCGCCGAGATGGTCGCGGAAGCCATCGCCCTGGCGGGCCTCGTAATCGGCGTAGATCGCCGACAGTGTCGGCGTAGGTGGTGCGGGAAGATCAGCCATCACAAGCCCTCCCGTTCGCTGCGGGCCTGGGCCTCGGCCAGAATGCCGCTCCAAGTGTCCGGGTCATGGCGCTCGCGCAGGACGCCGATCAGCGCGTCTTTCAGCTTTTCGCGGCGACGGCGGCCGGTGCCTTTGGCAAGCAACTCGGACCGTTCGCGGCACAGATGGCGCAGCGCGGTTCTGGCCCGGTGGAACCAATCAGGGTCGATGGGCTTTTGCCCCCGTTGGCGTGCCAGATCAGCAGTCGCAATCTGCGTGCGGATCTTGGCAATATCGTCGTCGAGTTCGATCAACCGGCGCTGGTCATCAGGCAAGCCGGGGCTGGTCACGGCCCGAGGGGCCGCGTTATGCAGGTCAGTCATGGGAATATCCTCAGATGGGGTTGGGCGCTGCCCCGTCAGTCAGGGATGCGGAGCAGCGCGATTGATCAGCCCTTCTTGTTCCAGGGCGCTGAGGCCATCTTGGGCGGTGCGGAAGCGGCATGCGTTGTCGGCGGCGCTGACGAGGTTGCAGCAGGCTTTGCCGCAGCGGCCGTGGCGCCCCCACCTTCAGGCGGCAGATAGGCGATGGCATTGCTCTCGCCGTAGCCGTTCTTCGGCGGCTTGATCTTCACCTGGATCGTCATCGGGATCAGGTGCAGCTCCTCGCTGTCGCTGACATGCATCCGGCCCGTCGCATGGCAGATGGCCGACAGCGTGCGCTGTGCAATCTCGACCGTGGTGGGGTTCGGGTTCACCAAGTTCAGCTGGTCGAAGATCTTCCGGCCCTTATGCTGGCCGTCCAAAATATCCAGCATCAGCCAGAGAAACTGACCCATGCCGTTGCGGGTCACGCGCATCTCGCTCTCGACAATCTGGGCGCGGTATTTACCTGCGGGCAGCAGCTCATAGGGGGTGGTGGGTTCAACGCTGGTGGCGTCAAAGGACGTATCAAAACGTGCCATGGTCATATCCTTTCAAGGCAATCATTGGGATTGGGGCATGGCTGCGAGAAACTCTGACCACGAAAGCGGCAAAGTGTCCGGCAAGCCGTAACGGTTCTTGGCGAGGAAGGCGGGACGCTCTTCAGTGTGCATGACGCGCGCACCAGACCCGAGCGCCCGGGTCACCTTCTTGTTGAAGCCGACATCGGATTTGGCGACCGAGATCTGGTAGTTGGCAAACAGCACCACATCAGAATGCTCCTGCAGCAGCGCAGAGGCGCGGGTCTGCAGCTTGATCACATACCGGTCGTAAGGCTCATGCTCGGGGCTATCGAACCGCTTGATGTCGGTATGGGCGATCTGGATGACCACCATGCCTTTGCGGTCGCGCAGCGCATTCAGCCTATCGAGATATTCGCGCCAGACGGTCAGAGCCTCGGCGAAACCTTTGCCAAAGCCCGGGGTTTCGATCGACTGCCAGCCATTGCGTTTGCACGCCTCAGCCCAAATCAGCGGCTCGAGCCAGTCGACACTGTCAACGACAACCGTGCAGTAGTCGTGATCTTCCTCCAGCAAGGCGTCGAGCGCTTGTGCAACTTCGGCATAACTCGTCGCCAACGGAAAATGCGGGACCTGCAGTTTGCCAAGCCCATCCTCGGTCATAATGAACACCGGCGCGCCCGCGTCAGCGGCAAAGGTCGATTTACCCACCCCGGCCACGCCGTGGATCAGGATACGCGGCGGCTGGAGCACCGAACTGGTGCGCAGAGATGCGAGAGAAATAGCCATCAGCGCACCTCCTCGCCCAGTACCAAGCGGAACTTGGGCTTGCCGGTCCGGACCGTGCGCGCAGGCTCAAAACCCTTGCGCCAGGACTCCGGCAGTGCCGTGTATTTGCGCTCGGACACTTTCAAAGTGGTATCGATGAACTCGGCCGGGTCCTCGCCTGCCGAGGCGATGTTTTCAGCGATCTGGGCGAGTTGCGCCTGATCCCAATCGATCCGTTTGGTCAGGTCCGAAATCACTGTGACGTCGCCATCTTCGAAGCGGATCGTGCCGGTGTCCTTGCCTGCCTTAGAGCGGCATTCGGCAGCACGCTCGGCGTATTTCAGTGAGATGGCACCATCGAGCCAATCCGAGACCGTCTTGGCCTGAGTGAGCTGCTGATCAGCCGCCTCCTTCAGCATTGCCAGCTGATCAGCGGGCAGTGCCGCGATTTGGCCGACCGGCATGCGGTGGATATCGGCCAGTGTGATGTGGTTAGAAATTGTCATATTCGTCCCCCTTATGCCGACATTGGGCGGTGGGGCTCGTGGTCCGAGCCGCGGATTTGCTCGACCTCGAAAGCCTCGACGTCTTCGAGCCGGTAAATGACCCGGCCACCGAGCTTGATGAATTTCGGGCCTTCGCCCGTCCACCGCCAACGCTCCAGCGTGCGATGTGAAATGTTCCAGCGAGCCGCCAGCTCGATCTGGGAAAGGTGTCTTAGCGCCATGTGAACCTCCTTGGGGTTTTTGCGAACACTTGCGGGATCACCATGACCGAGGGGCTGGGAGGCACCGTGGAGGCAACCGGGAGGCAAACTGGGAGGCAGCGAAGTTAGATGCCTGAAAATGAAAAAAGCCGCCCCGAAGGACGGCCTTTTCATAGAAAAACGTTAGGCAGGATCAGGGATCGATCCAGCAGTTGCCGTTCTCGACCTTGACGAAACGCCATTTGTCGATGCCGCGGCCAAAAGCCTTTTTCAGTGTGTTCACCTGACCACCATAGCCAGCCTCTTCCAGAACAGTGGCAAGACGCAGGACTTGTGACTTTGACCAATAGGCCGCAAACAGAATTTCCAAGAACCGACGCTGCTTGTCTCCGCGGAACGTGAGAGTTTCACCCCGATACCAGACGATCCCGCAACCATCCGAATGATCGATCGGGAACCGATGCTGCGCCTCGCCAGGGAAGACCCTTGCGCCAACGGCCTGCGGTGAGATGGCCAGCTTTCCAGGTGCTTTGGCCACATCGGTTACGCTAATGATGATGTCTGTCTTACTCGCAGCAACAGGGAGGCGATCGCCTGGTGTGGACGTCAGGATGACACGGACCTCGTCAGGCGGCCTGCGTTCCAACAGAGCACCAACCTTTTTCCACACCGCAGGACCTGAAAGCCGACGCGCAAACCAGACCGGCACCGGAGATTTCGCACCTTTGAGCTGGATGGTGCCAATGTCCCAGGCGACACTGTCGATCAACGAGATCGGGCGCGCCGGGGCAGCGCGCTCGAAATCTACCAGCATCTTCGCGAAGAGCAGCGGATAATCGACTGCAAGAGCTGCGATCTCCTCGGCATCGACCGCAACCCACCGACCGATGCTGTTGTTGTATCCATACTGCCTGCAGTCGGCGCACCACTCTGCAGGGATGGGCTCGTCTTCGTAGTCATCCATCGCGGTGACGACCGGGATATGTCCGGACGCGACCATTAGCTTGGCCTCGAGCAACTGATCCGTTGCCCGAGGTGAAACTTGCCGCAGGACCGATGCCTGCACCTTGGCAGGGCGGGTCTCCATGACCTGCAGCAGCATATCGACCGCCCGCTTAGTCAATGAGGTCACCGATGTCGGAGCTGTCGGTCAGAATGCCCCAACGGCGCAGATACTTGTCGCCGATCAG